AAATGAAAGAATACTAAATATGATAAAGAATCCAGAATTCCAGGCACATAAGTTAGCATTCATGACTCACCAAGAAATGAGCCCGGAAAAGTGGGAAAAATTAATTGAAGATAAGAAAATTCGCGACCAAAATAAGTATGAGCCTAAACTGGAAGCGTCTACTGACAAGTTTACATGTCGCAAATGTTACTCAAAAAAATGTACTTATTATCAACTTCAAACAAGGTCTGCCGATGAACCGATGACTACATTTGTTTCATGTCTTGATTGTGGAAAACGCTGGAAGTGTTAAATAACAACTTCCAAATCCTCGACCATCCAATATTCGGAACCACGGTTAGGTAATGGTCGCCTTATTATAAATGGTATTTTTTTCTCTTCCAATTCTTTTAATGCAATAAGGTATCCATCAATAACGCCTTCTGGTACTTTTACGAATGGGGAAGCACCATCGTTTATTTGTTTTGCTCGCTGTCCTAAAATTCTTGTTTTCTCGTACTTTGTCATCATGGGCAGTGTTCTATGTAAGCTATCTATAACTACACCATTATCATTTCGAACAACGCGAGCCAAATTATAAATCTCATCATAGTTTTGTATAAGACTTTCGGGATGAAAATTCACTAAATAATCTTCCCTTAACTCTTTGTCAAATTTTTTCAATTTCGAGTCATCGTCGTCATCATCGTCCATATTTTCATCGCCATCACCTTCTTCGTCACTATTATAAGCTAACTCTTCCTCTGTTGGTTGAATTCCCAGTGATTTTTTTTTCTTGGAAGATGCTCCCACCGAAGTAACAGATTTTCCCTTGCGTCTACTTGGCTTTCCAACATTTGTTTCTTCAACTTCAGCTGCTGCAGATCCAGTATCGCTTCCTATAGCACTAACTGCTTTTTTTAAACTTCCTAATAATTTTGAGAATCCACTTTTGAAACTTGGTTTATCTTCCATTTCATCTCCCTCCTCAATGTCTTTGCCTTCGCCTTCACCTTCGTCTTCGGTATCATCTCCTTCTGTAGCTGTTTCGGTTTCAGAACCAGATACAGAGGCGGTCTCATCTGAAACATCTTCGTCAACGTCCGCATCCCCTATAATCTTGCTTTTCACATTTCTAGGAGTTCCTTCTTCACTCTGGTTATCACTTATTTCTCCTTCCTCATCTCCTGATATTAGTTGATCCAATTTTTGCATTGTCTTGTTTATATGTCTCTTATATATAATATATTGCGTTGATTTTATTTCAATTTTATATTAATAATATTAAACCCAATATAACTCAAAAACATAAAAAATACTATAGTATAATATCATTTCTAAATATTATACTATTTTTAAAATACAATAGTAACGTAAATTACGACATTGACTGTTCAGTATTCCAAACGGTATCACACGTAGAACACATATAAGCGAAATTCATATTTACATCATCATAACGAAGATAAATAATTTCTCTTTCATTTTCTTTTCCTGCTTCGTTGCTCGTACAGGCTTGGTTTGGACATTTTATCGTATTAATACGAGGCAAAGTTGGATCCATTTTTGTATATTTATTAATAATTGAGTTGTATTTTTGCTTGTTATGTTTGAAGCTTGTTTTTGAAATCGTAACACTATCTAGCGATATATTTTTGTTTTCATGACCACAGTTTCGACAATAGTATACAATCGAATTGGGATCCTCTTCGGATAGTCGAATATAATACATGTTGCTACAATTTATACAAAAGTGCATAGTTGTTTTGATTGACTGTTCGTATATTATATTATAGTATTATTTGTTTATTTCAATTTTATGCAATTATTTAAATTCAATAAACTCAATAATATATAGACAAACATACAAATTTTTGTAGGTAACAATAACAATATTTATTACTCTAATACAATATCATATTTTTTCGCCGTCTTTTTTAGTTTATCTAACAGTTCGTCATAGTTAACATGAAATGACATATTATATAACCCTGATATTGTATAATACTTGTTATAGTTTTTTACTTTCATAGATGTATCAATAACTTGTTTTAACTTTTCTGCATTTTTTTTAAATAATTCTATCATAAAAGTATAAAAATATTCCTTATATTCCATTTCAAAAGGAATAATAGTTGTACATATAAATTCATTTATAAGACGAATACAAGAAAAGTCAATGTTTTTATACAAAATCATATTATGATAGTTCTGATAATCTTGATGTTTTTCAGTAATACCTGGCTCATGTAACATTGGCCGGTTATCCATTATAGATAAAAGCGTCAACAAAACAGACTTAATAGTTAAACAACTTGTCCATTGTTCACCTCTCCATGTATTCAACATCGATAAACATACTCTTTTTGACTTATAAAAATTAGGATGAAATCTTGTATTTCCATCATTCGTTAAATATTCAATAACGGGAGGAGAATGTGGATAGTCGGCGGGAATATTAACTTGGAAAAAATAATATCCACCAAAGTACAATGTATCCGGTTGTCCAACTATCATTACGTATGCTTTCAATATATTCGTATCAGAATGTTTATAGTAAATACCCTCTTTTTCAAGCGACGATGTAAATATATCTTTTATATCTTTTAATAGTCGCTCTATTGTCTCTTTAGGAATATGTACACTAGAAACATCTTCCGATGACGATGATGATGATGATGTTTTATCACTCGCTGGAGCATTGCTTATAATTTTGTTTACAACTTGTCCTTCTTCCTCTACTTCATCTTCTGATATATCAAACTCACTCTTTTTACTTATATCTACACTTGCCTTTTTCTCCATTTTTAAATTATTAGGTACCGATTAGTCTATACTTCAACAATATATAGTATACGCATTTTATTTTTATGTCGTTTTTATACATATATTACTTTTCGTATTTTCAAAGTTCTCTATTTTTAGGGATATTTTTAAACATAAAAAATTGATATAAAAATATCTCCGTCTATAATATACAAATGGAACAAGCGAACAATTCAACACGAAATAAATCACAATCATCAAAAATGTCAACAGTATCATCTAGCGCAAATGAATATGACCAGTATATGAAACAGTTTTATATAAAAAAAAATGACCCCTCTTCCGCGGGATTATCATTTACACATACTCGAATCCCAAGCTCCGAACACGGTGTAGTAGGTGGAACATTCTGTATTCCACACGAAAAATTACAAGAATTCTGGGCAAAATACTCGAAACATGTGATTACAAATAGACGTCATGAATATTTAACCGAAAAACAGTTACAAAATGGTGGACCGATTTTGGTTGATTTGGATTTTAGGTATGGACCTCATATTGATTCGCGTCAACATACCAAAGACGATATTGAAAATATTATTGGACTATACATGAATGAAATTTCTAAAATGTTAAATATTGAAGATGGTGAGAAAAAAGAAATCAGCGTTTTCGTATTTGAAAAACCGAGTGTAAATACCGACGATGAAAAGTATACCAAAGATGGAATTCATTTAATTATTGGTATACATGCCGATAGAATTGTTCAACACATGCTTCGAAATTCTGTTCTTGCGAAAATTCCCGAGGTATTAAAACACTTGCCTTTGAAAAATTCATGGGATGATGTCCTCGACGACAACATATCCCGTATTCAAAATCCTGTAGGATGGCAGTTGTACGGCTCCAGAAAACCCGGCCACGAAGCTTACGAACTTAAATCGCAATTTAATTTTGTATATGTAAAAAATGAAAATAATGAAGAATACGATAATGACCAAGACTGTGACGGTGACGGTAATAGTAACGGAGACAGTGAAAACGACGACGATGAAGTTAACAAAAAATCAGACTATATTTGGGAGTATCAACCAAAAAATGTGTCATTCTTTGACTACACGAAGAACTTTTGCCTTCTGTCCGCACAGTTTGATGGCCATCCTCGTTTTGAAAATCGCGAGTCAATACAACGCGAATATGATGCAATTAAAAGCAACAAGGTAAGAAAACCATCATTGAACAAGTCAGGAGTTGTGAGACGCAGAACAAATAATATGAGCAATAGTGACATATTTGAAATCACAAATCGCGAACAACTTACCGACGAAATTGACAGACTGTTTGGTAGCCTCGAACCACGCGAACATTACATCAAAGAAACTAGCGACTATGCTATGTGTCTTCCAGAAAAATACTACAACCAATATAACCTGTGGATACGCGTCGGATGGGCGCTCAGAAATACTAGCGATAAATTATTCCTTTCATGGATTTTATTCAGCTCTCAGTCCGAAAAATTCAGCTATGATAAAATGCGAGAGTTTTACGAAAAGTGGTTGACATTCTCAATGGAAAATGAAGACGGTCTTACACGTCGTTCGATTATATACTGGGCACAACATGATGCAAAAGATAGATACAATGAAGTGTACAAGAAAACAATCGACTACTATGTCGACATCACACTATCAAACGATCTCGTCAATATCAGTGGAAAACCAGAAACGACTATGGTAGACTTGGCCGTCGTTTTATATAATATGTTTAAAAATCAGTTCGTATGCGCTAACTTTGGCGACAATACATGGTATGAATTTGAAAATAATAGATGGGTTGAATGTGACTCTGGTATTGCTCTTAAACAAATGATTTCAAATGAAATGTACAACGTTTATATCGGTCGCATCGGTTCAACAGGTGGTGCATCCGGAACAGGAAATTCGAAAAAAGCAAATAAGCAAATTCTTGCTGCAGCCGCCGCTTCCTCGACACCTAGTGCAGGCTCCGCCGATGAATCCGGAAAACCAAATCAATTCCAACACAGAATATCCGACATTTGTATTAAACTAAAACAAACAGGAATCAAGTCCAATATTATGAAGGAAGCTCAAGAATTGTTTTATGACAAGAAGTTCTCACAAAGTATTGATACTAAAACGCATCTTCTATGCTGCAACAACTGTGTAATTGATTTCAAAGAAAAACGAGCAAGACAAGGACAACCGGATGACTATATTACAAAAAGCACAAATGTTGACTATTTCCCTCTTGACCAGAAAAAACACGGAAAAGTCATGGCCGAGATTAATGACTTTATTACTAAGTTATACCCCGAAGAAGATATCCGAAACTACATGTGGGAACATTTGGCTTCGTGTATGATCGGTATCAACTACCCTCAAACATTTAATATTTACACCGGCTGCGGCAGCAACGGAAAGTCGAAACTTGTTGAACTAATGTCCGTGACTTTAGGCGAATATAAAGCAGTTGTTCCTATCTCACTTATTACAAGCAAACGCGCATCTATCGGTGGTACTTCTTCCGAAATTGCGCAGCTGGTCGGTATTCGATATGCTGTTATGCAAGAACCGTCCAAAGGAATGCGTCTCGAGGAAGGTCCGATGAAAGAAATTACTGGT